AAGAAGGAAACACAATAATAGATCCTTTAGGTAAAATCTCTTTTGCTCTTCTTAAGTGTTGACTTTCATCTCTCATATGTGGATCGTAGTTTCTAAAATCAAATTCTAATTCACCACCTGTGTATTCTGAACCATCTGTTAACTGACAAGTCATAGATAGTTTTCGAATTCTGCCGTGTTCTGGATGATTAGGATCTCCTCTATCATATGTTTTATCCCAACTATCACAGTGCCAATCATAGTATTGGTTGTGTTTATATTTTGTAAACTGACACGATTCAGATCTTTCCCAATCAAAGTTCCAACCAGCATTTTTGTTAGCCATATGAACATATGGATGTAATTCTTTATAGATCCAAGTATCATTTAACCAAACTAAATCAGAGTTTCTTTTTCTTTTTAAATCTTTTATTTCTTCTTTTTTTAATTTTCTATCTCCATAACCACCTGTTCTAGCCATTACTTCTTCTTTTTGATTTGCATAAGCTATTACATCATCACAAAACTTTGGTGTAAGCGCTGCAGGAAAATGCCAGTAGTAATTAGATATATTCATAAGTTATTGTTTGGACAAAGTTTAATGAATCTTTTTGATTGTTGGTTAGGTAATACATATTCGTTGATGGAAACATAATAAACATATTATTTTTAAGTTCTATATCCCAACTTCTTCCTTTACGTCTGTTATCTTCAAAGTGTATTCTAACATTACAATCTTTTACTTTTACTCCATAGAGTAATGTAAAGTCTGGAGAGTTACGTAAATCCACTGGATCAATATTTAATAATGGAATTGTAGTCTCGCTAGGTTTATAAATGTTTCCCCACGTTTCTTTGTTAACTAAATTTACACCATACTCAAGACCAACGTGATCTCTCATATATGTATTTAACATATCCCAAGTTCGTGAAAACGGAAAATCTTTGTTTTGAATTACTGATTGTAAAATGTCACCTGATAATTTATCTCGGTCAATATCCCAATCTTTGGGCATATCGACATCACCATAATATAATGCTTGTTCTGTTAATACTTGTCTCTGCATACCACCACCATTTTTAATTTATGCTTTACTGTCTGTCAAGTCCCAAGTTGTATTAGCTTCATTCCAAACGTAAGACCACATATGAGTATTAGCTGTATTTTGTGAAATCTGTTCTTCTGTTAATGCTGGAGCATCACCGATTGGTGATTTCCAAGAAGCTGATGCATTATGTTTTACCCAAGATGCATAAGGTTTTTTAGGCCAAAAGATTTGATCATCTTCGTCCCAAGTATAACCTATACCTGCGTAATTTCCTCTTAATGGTGTACCACCATTATTATGTTGACCACCAGATGTATTGTAAGATGTTTGAATCCACATTTGTGCAGGCCAATTATTATGTGTCTCTAAATATTGTTGTCCTACTGATTCATCTTCAACGCCATCAGCGTTTAACATATCACCATTATTCAAAGTTAGTACTTGAATAACTTTTCCGTTTGATCCTAGTTTTGCAAAATGTGCCATAATTATCTCCTTATATATTAATTTTAAATGTTAGTAAATACATATTAATTTTGGAATTTGTATCTTATTATAACAACTCCCGATCCACCATTTCCTCCACAACTAGTAGGATTACTTAAATTTCCACCACCTCCACCACCACCAGTATTAGCTGTTCCTGCAACTCCTACTGATCCTGGAAAAGGAGGAGAATCAGGCGCACCTGCACCACCACCTCCTGGACCACCTGCACCTGGAGTATATGCTTGAGGAGGATTAATTGATCCACCACCTGCACCTCCACCACCACCTCCTCTTGTAACTGGAGATGCTGTAATTGAACTTGTAACTCCACTGCCTCCTATTCCACCAGTATTATTATCTGGAGTACCAGTTTCTGAATTTGGAGAAACTCCTCCTGCTCCACCACCACCACCGCCTGCGTGACCAGCTGTTGCTCCTCCTGGAGCACCTTTTCCACCGTTATTTCCTTGAGAAGGACTTACTGGAGGTGTATTACCAACTCCTGCATTTACTGGACCATTTTGATATCCTGCAGCACCTCCTGATCCTCCAGGACCACCTGGAAGAAATGTTGTATTAGGACTTCCAGCTTGCATACCACCAAAACCACCACCAGCTGATGTTATACTTGAAAAAGTTGAATTAACTCCATTTGTACCTATAGTATCTCTAATACCTTTTCCTCCACCAGCACCTACTGTAACTGAATATGATTGTACTGAAACAGGTAAAGCACCACAAGATTTTGCTATTGGACTTGATGTCCAAGCTGCCGGACTAGGCACAGATTCTCTATAACCTCCAGCACCTGCACCAGCTCCATAGTCTCCACCTCCACCACCACCACCAGCTACTACTAAATAATCTACTACATTTGCTCCAGCTGCATTACCTGCTGCACTAACAATAAAAGTTCCTGGACCTGTGAATGTGTGTACTTTATAATTTGTACAAACGGTTGTTATTGTTCCACCTGTAGCAACAACGTATGCTGGACCTGGTGCTTCTGATTGATTTCCTGAATCTGTTACGATCCATCCTTTTGTTGCGTCTACAAAAACTAATGTAACCGCTACACCATTTGCACTTAAAATTGAATTAACAGTTGAACCACCAATTTTATCTGAACCATTCTGAATTAATATACAATTAGCTGTTTCAAAGTTATTTGCATAATCTGAAATTGCAACTACATCACCTGCAGTTCCTGCTGGTAGTGTTACATCAATCTCACCACTTGTTGTATTTACAAAATAACCTTCACCAGCAACCGCTGTAAAGTCTCCCGTCTTAACTGTTGTTACCCAAGACGCTGAACCTGTTGCACCAAAGTTTACTGCTGTACCTTGGTTATTAATTGTTGCACCTGAAGGGATTGTGAACGTATCGCCACTATCTCCTAGTGTAACATCTGTGCCGGATCGTGGACTAATTTTATTTACTTTTACTTCACTCATAATTTTTACCTATTGAAATTTGTACCTTATTATTACTATACCTGAACCGCCTGATCCACCAGCACTAGTGCTTAATGCACCTCCACCACCACCACCAGAATTTGTTGTTCCTGCCACACCTGATCCTGGAGCTGATGCTCCACCACCGCCTTTTCCTCCTGCAGCCGCTGAAGGTACACAACTTCTTGATGCGCCTCCACCACCACCAGCATAAAATCTGCTTGCACCACAAGGAACACCATTACTACCAAAAGCAGTTGGAATTCCTGCTCCATCTCCTCCTGGACCTCCCGTTGCTGATCCTGGACCTCCTGCAATAGCATTTCCTGTACATACAGCACCACCACCACCACCTGCTCCTGCATAACCACCAGAAGGATTGGGAGCTGACACTGCACCATCTTTTCCTTGAGGAGGACTAACAGGAGGTGTATTTCCTGAACCAGATCTACAAGTTGTAAATCCATCTACTCCAGCACCACCACCAGAACCTCCATTTAAACCAGGATAACTAGAACTAGATATTCCTTTACCTGCTGCTCCACCACCAGCCGCAGTTAAACTTGAAAAAATTGAATTAGATCCACTATTTGAGCCAGGGTCTCCTGTAGCACCTGCTCCACCAGCACCTACTGTTATTGGAAAATTTGTTACTGTAACTTGTAAATTTGCTGGCGCTGCTAAAGGTTTTCCTGGATAACTTTCAGGTGCTAAACTAGAAGAAGCAAATCTAAATCCACCTGCTCCACCACCGCCACCTCCGTGATTACCATCTCCTCTACCACCTGAACCACCTCCAGCTGTTACTATATATTCTACTCCATTTGAACCTGATGAATTACCTGCAGCAGACACACAAAAATTTCCTGGTCCTGTAAATGTATGAATTTTAAAATCTCCGCAAGTTGTTACTGTTCCGCCTGTTGCTGCTACAAAAGAAGGAACTTGTCCAATTTTACTAAAATCATTATCTTGGACTGATCTCCAACCAACTGTTGCATCTACATAAACAAAAGTTACACCTCGTCCCTCGGTGTTTAGTGTAACTATATCACCAGCGTCACCACCATTAATTTTTTCTGATCCATTTGGATCAACTGTTAAAGCGTTTGTATCAAATGTATTATTATAATCTTGTATTGAAACTATGGCACCAACGACACCTGCTGGTAAATCTACTTCAAAAGTACCACCTGCTGTATTACAAAAATATCCTTCACCATTTGCTGCTGTAAAAGTTGCTGTCTTAATTGATCCTGTTTGCCAATCAACAGTCCCCGTTCTACCAAAACCTGATTGCGTTGCGCCACCCGCTAAAACGATATTGTCACCGGTTGCACCTAAAGTTATTGTTGCACCTACTTGACTTATAATATTTTGACCATCAGATGCTTGTATTGCATTTGATCTAACAGCATTACCTGCAACAGTTGTTGTATCTGAAGCTGTACCGACAGTTATAGAAGTTCCACATTTTTTAATAATGTCAGTGCTTGCTGTGTCTTTTACTGTGTTTACTTTAATTGTACTTGTCATAATTATTGAAATTTGTACCTTATTATTACTATACCTGAACCACCACTTCCACCACCTCTTCCTGAACCATCTGCTCCAATCGTAGAACCTCCACCACCACCGCCGCCAACGTTAGTTGTACCATTTTGACCATTTCCTGGTGATGTTGAACTTGCACCTGGACCTCCTGGTCCACCACCACCTGTTCCGCCAGTTCCTGAACCTAAAGTTCCACCGGCTCCACATCTATAAACACCACCACCGCCACCTCCAGCAAAAGCTGTTGGACTTCCGTTAATACTTGTTGTTGCTCCCGCACCACCTGGTCCTCCTCCTGAATTAGGAAAAGGTGTTATAAAATCTGTACCAACAACAGTAGCACCACCTCCGCCACCACCATTTGCAGCATTAGATGGATATGGGGTAGCACCAGCACCACCATCTTTACCTTGAGCTGGATTTACTACAGGAGTATTTCCTGACCCTCCTGGAGCAGCTGTGGATGTACAAGGAGCTCCTCCACCACCTCCAGATCCTCCATCTAATCCTGTTGATAATGGTGCACATCTTGCACCACCTCCGCCACCCCCAGCAGATGTAATTGTTAAAAATGTTGAAGGGCTTCCTGAAGTCCCTCTACCAGTGCCTGGACCACCAGCACCTCCACCACCAATTGATATTGAAGTAGCACCTGCTGATGCCGTTAAAGCAGTGGTTACTAAAGGACTTGCAGTGTAAGGTGTTTGTGGTGATTTACCCTCTCTAAATCCTCCAGCACCTCCACCACCTCCTGCTGAATAAGGACCTGATGGTTTATTAGTTCCACCACCTCCTCCTCCACCAGCCACCACCATATAAGATAATTGATTTGATCCAGCAGCATTACCCGCATTTGTCACACAAAATGTGCCTGGACTTGTAAACGTGTGAACTTTAAAATTTGTACAAACAGTTGTAATTGTTCCTCCAGTTGCAGCGACAAAAGCTGGTGTAATTCCTGTTTCTGTATCTTCTGCATTTTGAATATTAATCCAACCTTCAGTTCCATCCACATAAACTAAAGTAATTGCCTGACCATTAACATCTAATACTAAATTACCTGCAACACCACCTATTTTTTCAGAACCATTTGGTGTAATTGTTAAAGTATTTGTTGCAAAAGTTCTTGTATAATCTGAAACTGAAACTATAGCACCAGCAGATCCTGCAGGAAGATTTACTGTAAAACCACCAGATGTTGTATTACAAAAATAACCTTCACCATTTGCTGCTGTAAATGTAGCTGTTTTAATTGAACTTGTTTGCCAATCAACAGTTCCTGTTCTACCGAATCCTGTTTGACTTGCACCTGAAGCTAACGCTACAGTTCCACCACATCTACCTAAAGTTACAGTAGTTGCATCTACAACAACAGTTTTACCTGCTCCACCACCTGTTGTAAGTGTTGACCCTGATTGTTCTGTTATTGCATCTACTTCTATTTTTGACATTATACTATTACCAAAGTCCCTGTTACTGTTATAGTTGCAGGAATAGTAATAGGTCCAGCTAAAACTGCACTTTCAATTGTTTGCGTACCATCAATAGTGGCCGCTTGATTATTTATAAATTCGTTGGGAGCTGTTTGCCCTCCGATGTATTGGACTCCATTTACTACTGCTGTCATAATTTCTCCTATGCGCTAATTGTGTCAATAAAAGAAGTAACAATATCTACAGACGAAGCTGTGTTTGAAACTGCACTTAATGTATCGCCATTTTCTAAAACAATTTTAGCACCGCCTTGAATTAATTCAATAG